TTCATCGTGATGTTAGACTTATCATTACTCACTGTTGATTTATCGTCCCCAGCGGCGGACGGTGCGACATTAGACATATTATTGTTTTCCGCTGACTTTACGCCACAGCGATTGCGTGGGGCCATCATAGCAAAGATTTTGTTTGCTATTTTGCGACTAGGCATGGAGAAACATTAAACGCCCTTGTAGCTCAGTGGTAGAGCACCAGTTTTGTAAACTGGCTGTCGTAGGTTCAATCCCTATCGGGGGCTCCACTATCTCCCCATCCGTCGCAGCTGGATGGTGTTGAAGCCACCAGCTACGAGGATTTCGTCGCATTGGAGAATACGTCCGCTAATCTGCTGAATCCTATCAGCACTTACGTCATGAAGCTGTTGAATGAGGGCTTCGCGTGTGCTGTGAATTTCTTCAAGGAAATCAACAAAGGTTTCGTTGTGCGAAAGCTGTTCTAGTTTTTTAATGTCCATGAATTAGTATTGTTGTGGGCCGGGGGCCATACCCGAAGGAGCTTGCTGCATACCCTGTGTTTGCATTCCGCCCATTTCGGCGGGAGCTGTGCCAATGCGACCAATCTCAGCGTTCTGAGTTTGCTGCATTTGGAACTGGTATTGCTGGGCATACTTCTGGAAGCGTGCCGCAAATGCCTTATCCTGCTGCAAACGCTGCATAACGTCAGGCTGCTGGCTGTATTGCTGAAGAACCTGCATAGCGATTTGAGCACCATTAGGCCGTGCGCCCACCTCAATGCCAGCGTAAATCTTAGACAAGTCATCTGTGACCTGTTTGACCACTTGCTCTTGGGCTTGCTCGCGTGGACGCAGGATAGCGTCCGCAATGACTGGATTGATGGCTGAGCCGCTAATTTCAAGCAAGGCATCAACGTCAATGCGGCCATTTCTATCAAGCTGCATCAATTGAACAAACTGACCAAGTTGTGTTTCCACGTTGTCTGGGTCGTTGTGCAGAACGTCGTAGTTGATGATTATGTCAAAGTTTTCGTTAGGGTCGCCCTTGCTAAACTTTTGAGGGTCGGAAACGCCTGTTACGCGGAAGAACACTTGATCTGGGCCAAAACGTTGATAGCACTTGTATGACAAGCGCAGAACGTCCCTAACGTGAGTCAGGAACTTATCCACGAAATACTGCTGCTGAATTGTGGACAAGGGATTGCCAACATCCAAACCAATTAGCTTGTCGGCTTGCGTAAGCAGAGTGTTTTCCATCTCCACCGAGCCGGGATTGTATTGTGGCGTTGGGCCGTAACGAATCTCCCCTTGGCGACGATAGGGAAGGAGGCCACCGGGACGAATATCGCTAGGCGGGAAGCCCATTGGATGCTCAATCCACGGAAGGGTAGCAAGCGAGTTGCGGTCTGTGCGGCTATCGCGCTCCACCTTTGTTTGCCACTGGATGCCTTTTAGCAAATCAGCAAAACTTTGAAGATCGTAGAGACGTTTGTTGTCCTCGCTAATCTTTGTTACGACAAACGGGTAGTCTTCGTAGCCGTTCAGAAGCTCATGCTTTGCATAATCCTCTACGTTTTGCTTACCAATTACGTTTCTATGGAAAACGGTGCAATAAATACCCTCCGCGTTGTCCTCATCGACTAAGCGTTGGTAGCAATAAATCACTTCAAACAACTCACTGGCGTCATACGTCGTGGATTTGTAGGTGAAATTGGTGTTGTTGTTATTGTTGTTGATTGGGTCGCCTTCTTCGCCGCAATTTTCAATGACATAATCAACCCAGCTTTCATCCCAACCCTCTGTTGCAATTTTATTTTTAAGCTGTTGGGCACTCATCAACACGCGCCAGAAGCAATAGGGAACCTTCTGTGGGTCGGTAGTGTAAGACGGAAACAAAACATCTCCATCGGGAGCAATGGCCTGAACCATTGGGCAATCTACGCTGCGCCGAATGATGGGGAACTCAGCGTTGCCAGTCTTCCTCAAATCATTCAATGCACGCTTGGCTTTCTTGTCAGTCATTCCATTGAATTGACCTTTCAAAAGTTCAACCAATTGGTCGTCCGACTTTTTTTCCAAGATGGCTTTAACCAAATCGGGACTAACCTGCTGGAGCTGATCTAGTGTGAGCTTCTGTTTGAAGATGCGGTCTTCCTTCTGCCAGCCCACATAGGTAATCATGATGCCACGCTCAAGGAGGTAGTTGGCCCCAAGTTCCATTTGCCGTTTGAACTGAGGAATATAATTAGCCACCATCCACTTTAAGAAAGCACTAGTAACGCGGGCGCGGCCAATGTCGCCAGACTCAACCGGATAGGCGCGAATGTTTGCGCGGTTAAGCGAAGACATGAACATCGCCACGTAGCGATTGATGCGCTCGTTAATGACATGGGCCTCCTGATCGGATGCACCCTTCCACGGGAAGGCATCGCTTCCACCCTTGCGTAAATCCTCGGACTTACCTGCCCACAAGTTGCGCCGATTATCATAGGCATCAGCACACTGGTCAAAATAAAAATTGAGGTCAGTGGTAGTGCGTTCATACGCATTACGGATAGCCATAACATTTGGCTTATCCTGAACGTAAATAAGTGCTTCTTGATTATCGTTTTCCATTTAGGTTTTGTCCAATAGCGCGAATGATGCGGTAGGCTGCACCCTTATCAATTGCTACCTTGTCCGCTAGGACAGCAGCTTCAATTGGTTGGTATTCAGCGTGAAGTGTTCGTTGCAAAATTTCAAAACCCAACAGACGATCAATCTGTTCGTCCTGCCACTTACGATCCAATGTAATATCAATCTCCAAGCATTTCATGGCGATAGGTAGTTCCACCGGATGAGTCTGTAATTGCGTCAACATTTATTCGTTTGCCCAACAGCTTACCACGGAGTTTGCGAGGGATTGCAACAGGCACCTTGCCTTCATGTCCCTCTAGCTTTGCGTAAACCCATCGTGGATTGCGGGCTTCCATCAACACCGTTGCCCTAATTCTGTTTGGAACAGCAAGCGGAGCCTCAAGCGATAGCTCAATTAACTCTACGGCTTCTTCGGTGAGGTAGGTGTTCTTTCCATAGCCGGAGTAGTGCAACCCCTCCTTTAGCTTTGCCGCTTTAATTTTAAGCAGCTCGTTAACTGTCTTGCCCAGCCTGTCGGCCAGCGTGATGATTTTTACTTTAGCCATTAGTATCCGCTCCTTCGTTTTGGTTGTTGTATTGTCTTATCCATCCAGCGTATGCCGTCAATGCACGCATAGCGGATTACGTCTATCGGGTCTTTCCATGCTTCATCCGTTCCGCCGTCTCCCGTGTATTCCTGAAGGGCAGTGATGATGTTCTGGCAATTTTCTGAAACATAGAAGCGAGGGCGATTAAGGCTATCCATCTTCGCCTTACGATTGTAGGCCATCTTGCTTTGGATGGCTTGAATGCCGTCCTCAATGTCCAAACCGGGAGCAGGATTGAATGTCAGCCCATTGTCTGCCAAGTCTTCAATAATCGAACTCGCCCCGTTCTGTGATTGATACTTAGCTGCGCCAAGGCGCGGGTCAATGAGCCTGTCCAGTATTTCCTCCTTGTCATCCGACTCCGACCGGATGATTAGGTCAACGTAGTTCTTAATGCCGTAGCCAAGCCCCTTGCTTCCGTCTCCACCTATCCATCGTCCTCCATGCCACTTGGCCCAGTCTCCCACGTTCACATCAGGCCACTCACGATAGACGTAGTAGGTTTCGCTTTCATCTACGGCTATCCAGCACATGAACCAGTTCTTGCGCCCAGCCGGGTCTAAGACCATGTAGCGCGTTACGTTCTCACGCGGTATCTTGTCATGTGGTATGACATTAACCTCCCTAGAGAACATAGGGAACCTAGTGGACGCACTCTTGGTCGGAACGCCGTAGGCTCGCGTTAGGATTTCTTCCTCGCCCCTGCCCTGTAAATCCTGAGCAATACGATCATAACCGCCAAACGGATTGTCTTTTGAATGGAAATAAATGATTGCGCTGTTTCCGTTTGCAGCGTGTTGAATAAACGGAACCGGTCTGTCATTAAGGAGTTCCGCCGTTTTGGTTTCAACAGTTCTTGCTTTCTCAAGGTAGTCTCTAACCACCTCCGTGTAACCGTCAATCGGAGTGAACGTAACAATGACTTTGGCGTTACGGGTAGCCAATCGAAAACGCAGAGTGCGTAGTAGCTCAGGGCCAATAAGATATTCATCACACCAAGCCCCAAGATTGAGCCATACCGGTTCACGACTGCCCAACTCCGCGCCTTCCAGAATAGTATCGTTGTTAAGAAATTGAGCATAGGTCTTAAAGATGATGTGGCTCCTAGTCCCCGGCAAAATTAGACTACTCTTAGAGAACCCGTTCTTCCGCGTGTAGCTAATGTTCTCCTCAGCACTAAGGGTTTTCTTTCTAAGCTCTTCAGGGAGAGCATCGTAAATGGCGCATTGTTGCTGGCGAATAGACACGTCTGCGTTCTGCGCGAAGCACATAATCACACTACCGGGATTGTCCATTGCAGCCTTAACTACGGCTGTTGCTGCCCACGTTGTCTTAGAACTGCGATTACCTCCGCTCACAAGTATCTCATTGAAAGACTCTAACAACTCCTCTGCCTTCTTCCAGTGAGGTAGTTTGAACCCATACCTGTAAGGGTCTCGTATGCTGTTTTCTATCGCCTGATGGTAGATGTCGTAGAGAGAAGCCAGAACTTCCGGCTGCATTTGCGCCATCTCCTCATTGGTTGGTGGCGTGAGAATAGCGTGTTTGCGCCAAATCATATGCTGATGGCCTCCTTCTGAAGCGCGGCCCTAGCATCAGCTATAGCCTTCATAGCATCCTCCAAGCTAGGCTTCCCGGCCTTGTGCTCTACAACCACCTTGTTCTCCCCTAGAGCCTGCATACCCTTATCTACGGCTATGCCATAGGACAGAACCAAATCCCGAATGTTCACCTTAGCCAAAGCATCAGGGTTGTTAGCCAGCATCTCTAGCTTCTGTTTAGCCAACAACCTCAGCCCCTCTGCCATTTCAAACCCATCAGCCGCCAGCTGCTTCCGTCTCACCTCTATGGCCACCTCATGCCGCGCCTTCACCTTACTAATCTGATTGAACGAGAATCCCGTAGCCTCAGCAATTTCTTCCCACGTATTCCCTTCCGCTAGTTGCTCCAAGCACAGCATAGCCTTCGTCGGCTCCCGCGCCTCTAGGGTGCGACAATCACTGTCCACTAGGGAGGACAATAGAACGGGGCTGATATTTTCTATGCTCATTGTGAAATCAATGCTAGTAACGATTGTTCATCCAAGGCAAGCGCAACATCGTTCGTGATGCGTTTAACGCGAAATCCACGGATAGCTGATAGGAAGTAGTCTCTACGACTGTCATACGCCATTTGCTCACTATCATCGTGATAGCCGCCATCTACCTCAAGACACAACTTCTTGCGACGCTTAAAGTAGAAATCAACAATGAAATGCTTGTTAGACGTGCAGAAGCCTTTCTGAAAGCAATAGTCTTCACCAATACTATCAAGCAAGTCTTTAACGTAAAGCTCTGCCTTAGTAGCTTTGGCGATAAGCACACCTCGCCTTAAAGCTAACAAGCTTCGGTTGGAAGGACTACTGTTGATATTCATCTTACGCTTGCGTATGGATTGTAACCAGCCCCCAAAATTTCTGTCAAGACATTTGTTCAACTATGTTTCCGTGTTTTCTTCAACTATGTTCTACGTTCTCCTTTTAGGAAGGACCATTTGAAATATTTTTTATGGGGGCGTTCTGACCAATTACAATAACCCCACCCCCCCCCGACCGCGATCCCCCTCCCCCCCTATGGGTAGCCAGCCAGCCAGCCATCGGTCCGCGCCTAGCCTAGCCTGTAGCCTTGCCTCACCTAGTAGCCGGTAGCCTAGCCTTATAGCTTATTGAGACTGAATCTCAGCTACCTGGGCGCAAGGTGGCGACCGCGTGAAGGGGTTGGCGTATAGGGGAGGGAACGGATTCAGGCAGGGATTCAGGAAGGCAGGAAAACGGGGCCGGGGATGGAAGGCAAACCATAGCTTGCAAGCAAGGGCAAGAGGGCAGGCTTTAGACTACCTGCAAACCTAGACTTTAGGCTCTCCCCTTTGATTGTGCTCTCTCCCGTTGGTTTGCTCTCTTAGTAGTTAATGAGGTATTAGTGGCCGCAAATTCAGAGCAACGCTCAAAAGAAGCCGGAAAAGATAGCGCGCAAAGCGTTGCAAGAGTTGCACTTGAAATCTTAAGCTAGACGAAAGGAATAAAAACATCGACTTTCGTGAATCAATCCCCACTCTCACCACATCGCCAACGCACGACGCGAAGGCAACCAAAACAGAAACGAAAAAAAACATCATGAGAATTCACTCAACACCAGAATCAGAACGCTCGACCTATACCTTGCCAGACATTGAAGTCTTTCAAATGACAGCGCGAGAATATGCGGAATCAGATAGCAATGAAGATTTGATTCACGAATACATGCGGAAACCAGAATTCCGCCTTGCTGGCATGAACAGCAAAACCCGCGACGCAATGTTTGACGCTATGATTGAAGAAGAAGCGATAGAAGGCGGTTGGTTCTGGTGGACGTGTCTCCCGGGTTGCCTTCCCGATTCTTCCGCATTTGGGCCATTTAAGACAAAAGAGGACGCCGCACGGGATGCCCTTGATAATTCGTCAAACGAGTAAACACCCCAAAAACCCAACCCCTTGCCCTGCCTCCTCTCCGGAGAGGCGGGGATAAGGCATTGAAAGAGGGCGCAATTGCCTTCTTAATTGATAGGAAACACACACACAAATGAAACGAACACTCAGCACATACGACGTAGCGGGCGCATTGATGGCGGATAAAAACGCGGCATGGACAAGGGCCGGGGCTTATGCTCTCGCCGAACACATCGAGCAACTTGAACAGGAATTGGGCGAGGAAACAGAGTTGGACATTGTGGCAATCCGTTGCGAGTTTTCTGAATACACAAGCGCGACGCTGGCCGCAAGAGCATACGGCAACGATTATACCGCCAATCTTCACAATGAAGACGACACGGAAGACGAGGACGCCGATAAAAAGACGGAAGCCTATTGCCTCGAATGGCTGCAAGAACGCACGCAAGTTATTGAATTCGATGGCGGCATAATTATTCAGGATTTCTGAACCTACTTAAAACCCGTTAAAAGCCCGCTTCCGTTAATGGGGCGGGCCTTTTCAGTGAACACCTATGAAAACAAAACACACACACGAATTGATTGACGAAGCAATTGCAGATGCGGCCTACTGGAAAGGGCAGGCCCAAAACGTGCCTGAATTGCTTGCCGCGCTAATTTTAGCCGTTCCGCTTATGCAACGTTACGCCATGCGCTCGCCGGTTCTGGAGCCAAGCGTTGACCGAATTTTACCCGCAATGATTTCAGCGATAGCCAAAGCGGAGGGCGTGAAATGAAAATAAATCAAAGGACATTTGCCCGTGCCGCACGCATAGCGACGCGGCGCGCTATTTCCTTCCTTGCCCTAAGGGATATGCCGGGCGAATCTGGCCGGGCGCGCATGATGCAAGATAGTTGGCAACGTCACGCGGAAGAAATTCTAGGCCAAGCCAATTGCGCGGCCATTGAAAAGGCTTCAGCTCTAAAGGTATGCCGGCAACTCACTTCAGCGGTGAAAATTGCAATCCTTCAAACTGAAATCAAAGCCGCAAAGGGCAACGCATGAAACGCACCTTGCTTATGCTCTGTCTTGCCTGCTCTGCCCTGCCCGCAAGGGCGGGCCTATGGGAAGCCGTTTGCCGTGTAGAAAGCAACGGAAACCCGCTTGCCGTAGGGGACGGCGGACGTGCGGCGGGCATAGCTCAGATTTGGGCCATAACCGTGCGGGACGTTAACCGATTCGCGGGGACAAAATACACCCTAAACGACCGATTCGATGTTGAAAAATCGAAGGCGATCTTTCAACTTTACGTTAACCACTACGGCAAGGGCCAATCTGATGAGGTAAAGGCCCGAATTTGGAACGGCGGACCGAACGCCATGAAAGCAACGGGCCAAAAACTAACAAACTTAAACCGCTACTGGGCCAAAATCAAAAAACACCTATAAAAAATGAAAACAGATAAACTTCTTGCAGAAAATCAGCTTGTCGGGGATGGAAACGGCTGCGCCGCGTTACGCGACTTATTTGAAACGCCTTCTGGCGATAGGTATAGCGTGAGGAAAACTGAATGGCATCCATGCCGTGGTCCGGCGGATAGGCCGTTCAAATGGCGATTTTTACAGGAGGCCGGAAAATGACACGCCTTCTTCTCAACGCCGCGCTTTGCCTCTTAAGCATCGGCGCATTGATTCTATGCCTCGCCGTGAGGCTTCTGCGATGACGCCTAGACCCTATCGCTTGCCTAAGGTGCGAATTGTCGGCCTTGTGCAGCCTCGCACACTGGCAAGCCTTCAGGCGTGGCGTAAAGCCTACGGAATCCCCATAGGGGAGAGCCTAGATGCACTCTTCGATCATGCCATGCGGGGCGAAGGGGCTTTCGTTTTCCGGCTTCCGGTAACCGGTAATACTTTGCCTATTAAGTCAGATAACACTCAATAAATGACATCATAATGACAGCTATCAAATTCATAGTCCTTAACTTGGCCCTGATTATCATCATTTTATTTGTAATGTTTTGGCTTGTTTGGCGAGCCGAGGATGACGACCACTGGGATAAATAATCAAAAATTGCAGAAACTCAGTCAAAAATAACAAAAAATGAACGAAAATAATGAATTCCGCGCCGTAATTGGCGAACGTAACATTTGCACAAGCTACTACGCGGGGATGCTTCAGGGCACGCTCCGCACCCTCTGTTGGAGAGATGCTCCCGGCCTCACCATAAGCGACGCACCGGCCTTCAGGGCATGGGTGGAGCGGGAGCTGGAATCCTGCATGGTAGAGGCGGAAATCTACCAAAAGACAAAAGACAAACCAGTTGACACTAAGCCTATGGTATAATCCACTCGACAGGTAGCTGAATCAGAGCTTAAGGACACTTTACGTTTTCCGGTTTTAATGAGCCGGATTGGTCTAAGAATGCCCCTTGGTGCTGATTCCACCTCGGGGCTTTTTTGTTGCCCAGAAAGCAGAACGCACCGTTCCGGGGGCGTATAAGGCACATACCACCGGACCCCTTAAGCGGGGACACACTCAGTTCGCTAGGAATTTCCATTAAGCCCATCAGTCAACTTTAGGGATCGAGACTGCTGGCATGGGGCCCATATTTTTGCTCATCACACGGGGAGCACGGAATTCCGAAACCTTG